AGGCAGAGCAAAAGGAAATTGCGGAGCAGGCAGCAGCCGGGAAAGAGATACGGGCAAATGAAATTGCACAGAAAGTTGCGGAAAAGAAAGTAGCAGAAAAAGCAGATAAGCCGGAAGAACCAAGACCGGGGGACGATTACGAAATAGCACACCCGGAGAGCATTACATCGTTGTGCTATTCATGCCTGTATTATTCGGACTGCAACGTAAAAACGGGAACATGCCAGAAGTGTGATAAATACCAGAATAAGGCAGAGGCAGAAAAAACAGACGAACAGCGGTATAGCGAAGAGCAGGACAGAATAGACCGGGAAACAAAAGCGAAGCTGCGGCAGCAGGCAGACAATGAAAAAATGGAGCATCTGCCAAGTGACACAGCAAAGCAGCCAAAGGTACACAGAATAAGATTAGCTAAAATGTTTTTTGGAGATGTGGCAAGCGGGAAAAAGCCGTTTGAGCTGCGAAAGAATGACAGGGACTATAAACAGGGCGATATTTTAGAGCTGGCAGAGTACACGAACGGAGAGGAAACAGGGAGAATCATAAAGGCAGAGGTAACGTATATGTTACAGGAATACGCAGGACTTGTAGAGGGGTACTGCGTCATGGCGATTAAGGTAATGGGCATTGTGTCCGAAACGGACACCAAAGGAGTAGAGGCGTGATAGAGGATAAAATAAAACAAGAATACGAATGGCAGCATAGAGAAATAGGGCAACCGACACTTGATGAATTATTTAGCAAAATAAATGAGGCGTTGGGGATAGAACTGTGGATATGGCAAAAAACATATATGACAATGGGAACATACAGACAAATGGGAGCAACCACAGCTCAATGTTTGCGGGTATTGCTTTTTAGCGAAACGACACCGTTAGACTATTCAAGTCCACCAAGAACTGCAAGGGAAGATTGCGAAAGACAACAGTTAAGAGAAATATATCAAAAATTGAATGAGGCAGGAATACAGACAAGAAAGGTATTTTGGAGCAGGGAAGAAAAGAGGCGATGGTATGAATCACAGACAGTGGAAAAAGAATTATAAAAAGCAATACGGCTATAATCCACCTGCATACATGGATAAGCGAAAGAGAAGAAAGGCAAGGGCACAGCAGTCCTTGCCTTGTGCTGGTATATCGGTGGAGCAGATAACACAGGCAATGGCAACATTTACAGAGGCAGTATTTACCGCAGCAGGGAATATGTGCAATGCATTGGCACAGGCATTTAGCAGACAGGCGCAGGCATTTAATGCTGTGGCAGATCAGTATAAAGACGATAAGGCAGGGGCAATACATGGGGAATAACAAAGAGATACAGAGGCAGCAGTACAACAGAACAGTGACAATGTTGAAGCAGTACAGAGATGCACAGTTTTTTATACAACACACAACAGACGAAGAGAGCAGACAGCGGACAGAGGCAGCAGTACAGCATATTACGGCAGCACTAGAAGAGATACAGCGGCGCAGGCAGCAGGCAGAGAGAGAGGAAGAGTATACAGCGTTGCACATGTATTACATGCAGGGCTATACATACGAGCAGATAGAGAAAGAATTGAATACCGGGAAAGATACACCAAGACGCTGGATTACGGCAGCGGTAAAAGAGCTGGCAGTTATGGTTTATGGGATTGAGTAAAGCAGTGCGGAATAGCTGCACAAATTTTGCGGTATATTTGCACAAATCCTGCGGTGGACAGGGAAACGGTGCGGGCGGTATAATACAACTGTTAAGGACGCACGAAAGAACTTAAATGTTTTTTCGTTGCGCCCTTTTTGTTTTTCATCATACTTTTACCTCCTGCCCAACGCATGAAACCTAGGGCGTTGGGTAAAGAAAGAGGCAACATGAAAGAGTGGGCAGAATGGTTTTATAAATCTAAAGAGTGGGCGCAGACAAGGGACGCATACATGGTGGCGCAGCATTACTTGTGTGAACGATGCGGAGAGCCAGCAAAGATTGTACACCACAAGATTTGGCTGAGAACATACACGAGCAGAGCATTACGTTATGCTGGGACAACTTAGAGGCATTGTGTCAGGACTGCCACAACAAAGAGCATCATGCAAAAAACGTGCGTGCAAAACGATATGCGTTTACGGCTGACGGCGAACTAATCCCCCCCATTCAGAAAAATATTTTTCACTCACGATAGACCGAGGGGTAACCCTAATTTTACTCTGCAAGGTCGCACATGCGTGGTGTAGAGGGGGTGGGGTGTATCGAAAGGGGTAAAAGAAATGGCAGCACGAAAGGAAAAGAGTAAAGAAGCCAAGATAAAGAGTGAAAAGACAAGATTAAAAGGGATTTTCAAGGACTTAGACGAAAATAAAAAGAAGTTGGTAACGCCGCTGATAGAAAAGGCTGCTTTTATGTCGATAGAACTTGATGAATTGCAGAACGTGATAGAAGAAACGGGCTGGACAAGTGAGTACAAAAACGGAGAGAACCAGTACGGGACGAAGAAAAGCCCGGAAGCAGAAACATACATAGCATTATCAAAGAATTATGCGGCTATCATCAAGCAATTAACAGAGCTTGTGCCTGCGGCAAAACGTAAGCAAAGCAAGCTGGCAGCCCTTAGAGAAGAATAGGGCAAATGCCATATAAAAATTATATCTATGAGTACTACGCAAAGATAAGCAGCGGCGAGATCATCGTAGGAAAATGGATTAAAAAAATATTTGAAATCATCATAAACGGGCTACAAACGCAGGAGTATTTTTTTAATGCCAAGGCAGCCAATAAAGCTATAAAATTCATAGAAACATTTTGCCACCATAGCAAGGGACGTAATGATTTAATCACGCTGGAATTATGGCAAAAAGCTATAGTTTCCACCATTTTTGGCATACAAGATGCAGAAAAAATACGTGTTTTTCGTGAAATTTTTATTGTTATCGGACGAAAAAACGGCAAAAGTTTGTTTGCATCTGCGCTAATCGCATACATGGCTTATTTAGAGCCGGAGTATGGACAGGAAATATACTGTTTAGCGCCCAAATTAGACCAAGCAGCCCTTGTATATGACGGATTCTATCAAATGGTACAGGCAGAGGAAGAGTTGGAAGAGCTGGCGAAAAAACGGCGTAGCGATATCTATATTGCAGAGAGCAATACAGTTATCAAACCGATTGCATTTAATGCTAAAAAGTCGGACGGTTTCAACCCGCAGCTTGTTGTATGTGATGAAATGGCGGCATGGAGCGGGGACGCTGGATTAAAGCAGTATGAGGTTATGAAATCTGCTTTAGGCGCACGTAAACAGCCGATGATTTTAAGCATAAGTACAGCCGGATATATCAACGATAGTATCTATGATGAGTTAATGAAGCGTAGCACAAGTTTCTTAAAGGGAAACAGCAAAGAACGCAGACTATTACCATTTTTGTACATGATTGATGATGTGGAAAAATGGAACGATATAGAAGAACTGAAAAAAGCAAACCCGAATATGGGTGTATCAGTAAAAGAGAGTTTCTTTATTGATGAAATTGCAGTAGCAGAGGGCAGTTTAAGTAAAAAAGCAGAGTTCCTTACCAAGTACTGCAATATCAAACAGAACAGCTCTATTGCATGGCTGGAATATCAGACAGTGGAAAAAGCAGAAGTATTAAAAACACTGGAAGATTTTAGAGAGTGCTATGCAGTGGGCGGTATAGATTTGAGCCAAACAACAGACTTGACAGCCGCAAGCGTGGTTATAGAGAAAGAGGGCGTATTATATGCATTTACACAATTCTTTATGCCGAAAAACAGGCTTGAAACCTTGCAGGCAGCAGATGGAGTACCGTATGACATTTTTGTTAAGAAAGGCATTATTACTTTATCCGGGGACAATTACGTTAATTACAAAGACGTATTTAGCTGGTATGTATGGTTGCTGGAAACATACGGCATAAGGGTTTTGAAAATCGGATATGACAGGTACAGCGCACAGTACCTTGTGGACGATTTGAAAAATTACGGATTCCACACAGATGATGTTTACCAAGGCGAAAACCTCACACCTGTAATACGGGAGTTTGAGGGAATTGTTAAAGACGGCGATTTTAAAATTGTAAACAATAAATTGCTACAGTCGCATTTCTTAAACGTGGCATTAAAGCACAACATGGAAACAAGGAAGTTCCGCCCGATAAAGATAGAACAGCGGGCGCATATAGATGGTTTTGTATCTGTCATAGATGCAATGACGGTAAGACAGAAATACCACGAAGAGGTAGGGGAATTACTGAAAAACGCCGCATAGAAAGGAGAGTAAACGGCATGAGATTTTTAGATTATCTTTTTCATGGCAAAGAATTAAAAGCCATAGGAAATTATTTTAAAATGCTGAACGGCTACAGTCCGACATTTACCAGCTTTAGCGGCGGTGTATATGAAATGGATTTGACAAGGACAGCGGTAAACAATTTTGCCACTCATTGCAGCAAATTAAAGCCGGAGATTGAGGGCAGTGCCCTTAAAACATTGGAAAAGACATTACAGCATAAGCCAAATTATTTTATGGACACAACAAAATTTATTAAGCGTCTGGCAACGTATGTGGCTGTAGAGCATACAGCGTTCATTATTCCGATAGAGGACGAATACGGGCGTTTATGCGGCTGGTATCCATTGCGTGCCGAACGCTGCGAGGTAATAGAGTGCGAGGGGCAGTTATATTTGCGATACCTGTTTGCAAATG